CTGTTCTTGACGAATCATCGACACCTCCTGCAGGGACGCCGGGGGTGTTAGTGTTATCTCGAGCGGTAGCAATCCAGGCATAACACTGAGTAACTCCATTCGCTGGATTGACGATTGTTGGTCCCAAACCACTAAGTGGATTAACCGGGGTGACTGGATCATCCTTGTTCGCATTGATCATATGATCAGCCTTCTTAGTGGACGTTATGTTCAGGATCCGTTTACGTGAAACACCCGTGCGACGGCGTCGCCGATACTTATTTGCTCGCTTACGCACGTACCCCCTAGTTGAGGTTCGGCGTGACCCACGCCTCACTCCCCTACGTGCGTAGCGAGTTCCATATCTCCTGCGGGTATAAGCCATGATTGGTCGAAAGTAAACGGGTGCCTAAACCTGAAACAAAGCGAGAAAAAAAAGGAAAAGAGAAATGAGTCAGAGGGGGAGGGGGGTGAGGGGTATTTATAGGACAGCTGTCCGCTGTCCGTTGGGTATAATATTAGTTTTACCCAACGGACTTTCTTGGCAAAATGTCTTTTGAATGCCCCTTTGAATTCTGTCAGGCCGAAGGATGTCCCGGCAATTCTGCCTCAAAGATGCAAAATACTGTCTCCTCACCTACCCTCAAATTCCAGAAACCGAGGCTTATGAATTCCCCGAGCTTGCCAGCGAACTATTCTCCTCTGAACGGGTTGACGCAAACTACGTCATTGGAAGAGAACTCCACGCTGATGGAGGGATACACTTCCACTGCTTTCTCGACTTTGGCAGAAAGTTCTCGAGCAGAGACACCAGAATTTTCGATATTCAGGGACACCACCCCAATATCGAGCGAGTGGGAAGAACTCCCAGAACCGCTTACAATTACGCCATCAAAGACAATGATGTCGTTGCCAGATCAGGAGAATATTCCGGACCACCTGAGAATAACAATTCACGAGAACGACAATCAGGAACCGACACATCAAGTGACTGGGCCACAATACTATGCGCAGAAAGTCGAGATGAATTTTTCGACCTCTGCAGGTCCTTACAACCAAGAAGCCTTGCATGCTCTTTCCTCAGCCTTACTAGATATGCCGATTGGAGATACAGGCCTGTACCCACTCCGTATCAGCATCCAGACGACTGGTCCTTCAACTTGGAGAGTTACTCAGTATTGTTAGACTGGGTAGACGAGAGTCTCAGAGGAGGGCAAGATCGGTAAGTAATCTTCTGCTCTGCGCGGCCGCACTTAACCCCGGCAGGCCGGGGGCGTCCGCGAGGGTTAAAGCATATTAGGGGTTGCTTGATGACTAATCTATTAGTAAGCATATTAGCTGACTTAGTCATTCTAGACCTAAGTCATTAGTCATGTATGGAGAAACGAGATTGGGTAAAACGGTATGGGCAAGATCATTAGGACCACATTTATACTTCTGTGGCCTGTATTCTTACAAAGAGGCATCACGTGCAAATGAAGCAGAGTATGCAATATTTGATGACTTGCAAGGGGGGATCAAATTCTTTCACGGGTTCAAAAATTGGTTAGGGGCACAACAAGAATTTCAGATCAAAGGTCTCTACAGAGACCCTGAACTTCTCAAGTGGGGAAAACCTTCTATTTGGTGCAGCAACACGGATCCTAGGCAGGACCTAGACTATTCTGATCGTTGCTGGTTGGAGGGAAACTGTGTATTCGTAGAAGTAACAACCTCATTGATTGGTTAGCGTTCATGCCAATAGAGGCAGGCCTCGGGGGTGAATGCTATGGCGTCGTTTATCGTTGCAAACGCTGAAAACCTGAAATAGTCGATTACGTAATAATCGCCCATGCTTCCCTTTGTGTTCGATGACAAAACAGACTCCAATCTTCCTCCCGCAGACTCGTCAGAATTGTATTCCAAATTCTTGTTCATAGGATGCCACATGTTTATCTTTCGCAGTAAACCCACATCATTCCCAGACTGGAATGACCTAATCCTATCATACTTCAAGTCCACCCGGTACCGGTCAACTTGAGCATTCATCTCATCAAACCAATCCAAATTCTTCACTCCTCGGAAGAGGATTGACTCCAGGTTATCGTATACAAAATTGGAAGTAACGTTGAGTCCCTGGATATGTGTAGTAGTTCGCATCCAGCCTGGCGGAGCAGCTTCCTGATACAATGATCCTACAGCTGTAGACGTTCTGTCACGCAAAATCTCTTGTCCCTTGAAAGTGAAACAAATACGACGCCACTGGAAAGGCAAGTTCGATGAGGACTCGAGTCCAATTCGCTCCTTCAGGCCACGCATGTAACACACATCTGCTGTTCTTGACGAATCATCGACACCTCCTGCAGGGACGCCGGGGGTGTTAGTGTTATCTCGAGCGGTAGCAATCCAGGCATAACACTGAGTAACTCCATTCGCTGGATTGACGATTGTTGG